ACGAACGGGCCGGGCGTAGCCATGCTAACAGCGTTTCTAGGCAGCGGGCACAAGAAGCCAATGTATACAAAGCTATACCGCCAGAAGCGCAGCGGGCCGGATGAGAACGGCGATTACTACCGGTTGGGCTGGAACAACAATGCAACAACCCGGCCACTGATGGAAAAGTTTATTGCCGATGCTTTGCGGACTACCCCCATTAGAGACTCGCGGCTGATAGACCAGTTGCAGACGTTTGTGTGGACAATTACTGGGCAGACGATACGTGGAAAGGCTGCGCCAGGATGCCACGACGACTTAGTTATCAGCCTTGGTTTGTCAATTGCGGCAGGAGAGCAGTGGCGCGGGTTACGAACAGGAGAGCCAGCAGTAGAATTGTCGTTTGATACGCTGGTGTCAGAGGCCAGAGAAGGCAAGATGACAATGGAAGAGGTTGTGTATAAGGTGGTCGATGCGTCACGTCGTAAGGCCAGAGAAAAATAGTCGCTTGTGGCAGCGTCGGTTATCAAAGGCGTCGCTGCTTTGGCTGTTTGTGCGTGTTAAGACCGACGCGCGTGTACTGGCGGAGCGCCGGGGCGAGCCTGTGCCTGAAGATGTAGGCGCGGAGACGCTGTTGTGGCTGGTGGAGTGTGTGCGTCGTGGTGGTGCTGAGGTGTTAAGTCGTTGCAATCAATTTGACGACGACCTGTTTTTTGCTGACGGTCGCAATAGGCGGGTTGAGTTGTCCCCGATGGCGTGGAAGAACTTGTCAGAAGCGGATGGCAAGCGTATTTTGGGCTTGCGGCGGAGATAACAATGCCGATTAGTGCGGATATTCCAGCTAATAAGGTGCATGACTACTGGATTGGTCGGGTGCTAACTGCTTATCGGCGGCTAAGTCGTAGCAAGAAAGAGGCCGAATGGTCGAGGTGGGCAAGGATGGCCGACCTTGACGACTACGACAAGCTAAACTTCACCGAACCGGCGCGTCGTGATCTGAAATTGGACATTATAGGTGACCGGCCAGCCATCAAAATCGAGGCACAGCGAGCACAGGATGCGGACATAGAAGACGCGATGACTAAGCTGTGTTCGTTGGAAATTAGCCGTCCCGAAAACTGGAAGGCAATTAAGCGGGTGGTTAATGATGCTGGTCTTGCTGGCATCGGGTGGCTTCGGGCAGACTGGTATACTGTTGAGGAGGCCGCTGTCGAGGACAACGGCAAGTCAGAGGCAGAAAATACGGCCTCCGCCAATGCCCATTTAGGATCATTAATGGCTGGTCAGCCTGTGCCCGTGGCCGAAGACGATGCCCACAGGATACATGCGGCTATAGAGGGGGCGGCGCTAAGCACGTTTGGGCTTACCACGGCACAGAAGCAGCTAATCCGTGAGCACGTCAAAGAGCACGAGGCGTACTTGCCGGTTAACAACCCGGCTGGGTTTAGGTTGCAGCGTGTTCATCCCGGCAATATGCTGTTTGACGATACAGCCGATGAGTGGGAAAAGTGTGAATGGGTTGCCGAGCGAACGGTTGAGCGAGTAGAAGACGTAAAGGCCAACCCGGAGTACAAGAACACGTCAAAGCTGACTGGGCAACCAGAGGTACGCCGTCGCGGCTATCGGCGTACCGGACGGAGATTGGCAACAGGCAGCGGGCGGCCAGTCGATACGGCGTTTCGCCAAGGCGCGTTTACGGGCCAAGAAGAAGACATGTATGTTATTCTTTGGCACATCCACGATTTGCGCGAAAACGAGCTAATTGTGGTTGCAGAGGACAATCCAGAGGCAAAGCCTCTGAAGAAAGAGCCGTGGCCTTATGACGGAACAATCTACTATCCGCTGGTATTCGACAACGAATCAGACGGCATTGAGGGCATTAGCGACTACCGGAGAATGTACTACCCTACCAAGCAGCGGGCTAATATTCAAGAGCGGTGGGTAGCGCACTTGGGACAACACAGTCGGCGCAAAGTGCTGGCCGAAGAGGGGTTTGTTGACCCCGCCGGAGAGGCCGCACTTAACGACCCGAACCGCACCGTGGTTCCCGTGGTCAGTTTGGCCAAATACCGGGTTATGGATGATGTGCCCATCAACAGGGACGCATACGCCGTAGATGACCGTATGCGAGAAAACGTGGCCCGATCTATCGGTGTTGGCGAGCCACAGCAAGGCGTCGGTGGCCAGACCGGCAGTGCGACCGAAGCTAACCTGATGGAAGGGTCTAGGGGCCGGATTGTTCGGGAGCGGCGCTCTCTGGTAGGCGACATGCTGGAGTGGGTGTGTCGGCGAGTGCTTAATTATTATGCCTCGTTTGGTACCACTGCCCTGTTTCTAGCTAAAGGGGTTAGTCCAAACGACGACGTTGTGTTGGAACCGGCGGATATTACCGAAGACGTTACTATCACCGTTGACAATGACGCACTGTCTGCCGCCAATGCCGAGCTTGACCGGCAGTTAGTGCGGCAAGCGATTGAGGTAATAAACGCCGCTCCGTGGATGATTCAGATTCTTGGCACCCAGGGTCGTATTGAGGTTGCTAGCAAGTTTCTCAGGACTCAGCGGGTTTTGTCGAACCCAGACGCCATTATTAAGCAGGGAGTTGCAGAGATGCAATTGTTGGGGCAGATGTTACCGCCACAGGCCGCAGTGCGGGCCGGAGCCGGCAGCACTGAGTCTGCTCCTGGTATGCCTGGTCAGCAGACAGGCAATATGTCGTCCCAATTAATGGGCGGTCAAATGGGATCAAACACACAGCAGGGGGAAGGTAATGCCACTGTATAGTTATGCGTGTCGTGGTTGCGGCGCAAAACTTGACCGACTGCGAAGTGTTGAAGACCGCAATAAGGAGTTTGTGTGCAGCCTGTGCGGCGGTACCGCGTATCGGGATGTGTCTCAAGAACTTCCTAACATGCTAGGCACTGAGAAGAAGTTTACGCCATATTTTGACGTTGGCGTTGGCAAGCAGATCAACACCCGCGCGGAACAGCAGGCCGAATGGAAGGCAAGGGGCTTGGTGGGGTTGTCCAGGCGAGAGTTGAAGGACCAAATAGATCGCGGAATGCGCAACCCTGTTAAGCCGTACAATGATAAGGCACAGAAAGAGGCGTGGAGCCGCGCGTGTATACGCGGGGCAAGAAGGGTGTATGAAACACGACGAATTACGATTACAACGTAAGGAGGTCACATGCCGTTAGGGCCGGGAGTGCGTTATCGGTTTTCCGGCAAGGGAAAGAGCCGTAAGCGGCTGGCGTTCAGCCGCAGCGGAAGGGTGTTAGAGGTTACCCCTTGGCCGAAAGGCGGAAAAAAGGGGAAGTCAAAGCGCAGATAGCGCGGAGGTTTAGTGTGGCAGGACACAAAGACGGTCCGGGTACGTCGCAATATCCTGGTAAGTACGTCAGTGACAAGGCAAAGTTGCGGCCCAGTGGTCCGATGAAGAAGGTAACTCCGAACATCAAGACCACGGCTCGTAAAACTGGTAAGTCTAAGTAAAAGGAGACAACAGAACATGGCAGATGCGATTACGCAGACGACCGACACGCCAAACCCCGCGACTGCCACGGCTTCGGCAGACGGCAACGACACCCCTAGCTTGGTGTCGGCCGATGGGCTGCTGAACACTGAGGCGTTTGCAGATGACAGTCTTCGCGCGGCGGCCGAGCAGGTCAATAGCGTATTGGGTGCGCGCCTGTCTGAGTTGAAGACACGGGAGGCGGAGATTGCGGCTATGGCGGAAGACGCGAAGAATTACCGCGTACTTGCGCAAGACCCGAAAGCCGTTGCATTTTTGTACGAAAAGGTTGTAGGCCCGTTGCCTGCAACCAAGCCTCAGCCGGCGAGTGAGCCTGATCCCGCCGAGTTGAGTATTGATGACGACATGCCGGTGGATGGCAAGACTTTCAAAAAGCTGGTCAAGCAGCTAGCAGAAGACACCGGCAAAACGATCAAGGAGGCGACGGCCGCCTTGAAGGCTGAAGTTGGGCAGAAGGTGGCACCACTGACGGAGAGCGCTAGAAAGGCTAGGGATGCGGCTAATTGGGCGCAGGTGGTAGCACAGTTCCCAGAGGCCGACACCAAGGAGTATAGGGACGAGATCAGTAAAGTGTTGTCGTCCAACCGTGTTCGCCCTGGAGACTATGAGGCCGCTTATCATATTGCCAACTCGTCGATCAACAAACGTAAGGCGGCCGAAGTTAAGGCGGCAGAGGCGGCCCGTAAGGCAAAGGCCGGCGTTGCCGCCGCCAAGTCCGCTCCCGCTGGTAAACGGGTTGAAGCCGACGCGTTGTCTGGCAAAGGCGGGGGATGGAAAGGCGCGCTTGACCGCGCCGCTAAGCGTCTTAGCAAATGAGGGGTAGTGCATGAGCCTGTCTGAGTTTAACGACCAAGCACTGGCGACGATGGAAGAGTATCGCTCTGAGATGGTGGACGCCATCCACAGCGGTAGCCCCACGTACCAGTTTATGAAAGAGGCGGGCGTAGTTGAGACGGCACCTTGTACTGGTCCGTCTTATGTTCGCCCGATCTTGGCCCGCGACACGCAAGAGCCGCTGTGGTTCCGTGGCGCTGACGAGCACGTGTACGTGCCGACGGATACCGGTGAAGGGGCGCGGTTCCGCTGGTACAACGTGCGGCATCCTATTCAGTTGACCGAAGAGGAACTGAAGGAGAACGCCGGAGATGCCCAGCGTATGGAACTGCTGGGCATGAAGGTGCGCGCCGCCGAGTTGACGTTGCGTGACCGCTACAACAAGGCGTTTATTTGGACCAACTCTTGTTACGTGACCGTGTACCCTGGTACGGTGTCTACTAACCTGCCACAAGGTATTCCGGCCATCATGGGTTTGTCCACCAACGGGACCACGTATCGCCCGTATGGCGAGATTGCAAGAGTGTCGGCGTCGTGGTGGCGTGCACAGATGTACTCCGCAAACGGCGCGGCCGTTACGTCGGCCGGGTTCAGGCGGTTGTGGATGAACTGCGTACGTGACGGGTTTAAGCCCGGCTTGATCCTGTGTAATCAGCCGGCCTATACGCAACTTGGCCGGATTCTTGAAAGTCGTGTTCAGCTTACCGTTGACGTGACTGGCGGCAAGACTCCGCAGTTGAATGGTGGCTGGGAAGGCTTAACGTATATGGGGGCACAAGTCCGTTGGGACCCCGATATTAAGGGGTCACACGGTACCGGTGCGTCGGCCGACGGTGTTATTTGGCTGATGAACAAGGATTTTTGGGGCTTGCGGGAAGATACTGACTGGAACTGGTACCTGTTGCCGTTCAGCGAGCCGAAGGGCAACGATACGCAGCTTGTCCGCCAGTCGTTTATCCTGCACCGTTGTGGTATGCACCACGACAACCCCCGATTCTGCGGCACTTACATGAACCTGTCGGCTGCGTTCGCGTAATTGAAAGGAGATGATCCTACATGGCAGACAGAAGTTTTCGCAACCCGCTGACGTGGTTCAGTACGAAAAACGCACCAGACGGTTTTCCTACGGCCACGGAAAACCTTCAGCCGGGCTACAAGTTTATCGAGGGTCCCACCGGGCGAGAGTTCCACTATTGCAAGTTCAACCTGTCGGGTGTGAGTTGCAAGCTGGGTACTCCGGTGGTTCATGGCAGTGTGTACGGTACGGTAACGCCTGACATTAGCGACGGCAAGAATGCGTCTGCGGCCGACTATATCGCTAGTTTTGCGTTTGCCGGTATTGCTTTGTGCGACCATAAGCCGCCCAGCGGGTCAACTACCTACGGCTGGGTTATGAGCAAAGGGCCGCTTGGCAAACTGGCGCGTAGTAAGCTGGCGGATACCACGGTCAAGACGTTTATCTCGACCACTGCTTCGGTTACGGCAGGCCGTTCATACGCTTTGCGTTCGACGCAGGACGGCTATTTGGCGTATCAAAGCACGGTTGGGTTTACGACCGCGTATCGGCACATGCCCAACTTGATTCATGTTGGCGCTTCTGAATCGGCTGCTAGGAAGTCTACGGCTAGTGGCTTGATTATCAGCAACTGGTAATATGTTGGGGCCTTAGCCCCTCATAGTGGTAGCGCCGCAGGCAACGACGGCTAGAGTATTTTGGTCTAAGTCGTTGTGGCTGGCTGAGCGCGGGTTCGACTCCCGTCGGCGCTAATTAACATAAGGAGCTTGCAGTGGTATTAAAGAAGGTCAGTCGTGCATCTAATGGTTCAATCTTTGCATCTCCCTCAGACTTTCCACCAAAGCTGCCGGCGGAGGCGTGGGCCGGAAACTATTTGGTTGGATGGCAAGACCCCGGAACACCCGTTGCGTTTCCGGGGTGCTTCCCCTGGTTGCCACCTGGGTTTAACATCTTGACAGATGGGGCCGAAATGTTTCCAGACAGGGCGGCCATTTGCAAAGCCAACCGGCACATACACGCCGAGAAGGGCATTACGCGGAGCGTCGCCGAGTTTTTCCCAGGTCAGGCATTAGGCATGTTGGCAGGCCGTAAGGTTATTTTGTGTGGTTCAGGCCCGTCGCTGGGCAGGTACCGTCTTGCCCTGGAGAAAGCGCGTTCCGATGGCGTGGCGGTGGTGGCGGTCAATGGTGCTATTCAGTGCGTACCTAACGCCGATATTTTCTTTAGTCTTGAGCGTTGCGCTAAGCCTGAGTGGTGGGCCGCTGTTAATCCCGCTCAAACGCCGGCATGGACAAGCCCAAGCGCGAATTGGTCTATAACCGACAAGTGGCCTACTGATCGGCGGTTTTATTTCCTGCATCATTGGGACGTGTTCGATGGATGGCCTGGACACCCAGGGATAATTGACCGACTGCCTCCTACTTTGTCGTGTATGGTGTCGAGCATTAATTGCTTGCAGTTGCTGGTGTATTGTGGTGTGGCAGAGGTTTGGCTGTTGGGGCAAGATTTTGCTGGCGGGTTGGTGTGGAATCAGGATAAGCAAACTTGGGAGCCGGGTCCATACTATTGGGATGGATCATTTCCGCCCGAATTGTCTGGCGAGCGGTGTACGCTCGTGCGTGGAATCGACGGTGACAACGCGGCAACAACAGGTCGGCTGTGCCTGATGGGAAACGCTATGAAGCTGGCGTGTGACTTGACGACACAAAACGCAGGCATTCCTGTTTACAACGTAGGCGCGTCCGGCATTATTGACTTGCCCAATTCGGAGCAGTGGAAGCAGTACATAGGAGGGCATAATGGCTGAGTTCAAGGCAATAGAGTTTAAAGTCGATGACCTGGTAACGCTGGTTGGCGCTGCTGCTGGGGTGTATATCAACAACCCAGAGCAGGCGTTTATGGTTAAGCTGGCGTTGACGCAGGCGCAGGCAGAGATATGTGAAACGGCAAACTGGACATGGTTACGCAGCACTGGGTACTTTTGTTACTCTGCCAACACATCAACGGTTAATTTGTATAGCGTGTCGTCCGGCAAGTACAAGGCGTTTGGGCAGATAGAAACAATGCGCCTTGGCAGAACGCAGTTGTTAAACGAGATTGACGCGCAACAGTTCATTGCTGCCAACATAGCCGTGTCGTCGGCCAGTTATCCTAGCGCTTATATGCGCATTGGCGAGGCGTCTATTCGTTGGCAGCCGTTGCCCACTGAACAGCATAGCGTGTACTTTACTTTCAAGAAGCGGCCGGGGTTTGTTCATGGCAACGACGATGTAGTAATCCCTAAAAGGTGGGTGATGACGGCCCTTGTGCCATTGGCGCGTAATAAGGTATGGGAGATGAAGGGCGACCCACGTAGCGGCCAGCCTAACAGCACATATGAAAAAGCACTGGCCGCCATGCGGCGGGCCGACGCAAAGCCGGTTGCCACGCACGACTTTAGGGCGTGGAATCCGGCTGAGGTAGGTGTGTATGACCCGGTGCGTCAATTTTCTGGGTTCTGGTGCACTGGCGTTGCGCGCCCATAGGGGAGGGGTGCTATGCGGCTGAAGTTGCCTCCGAACTGGAAGGACGAAATAGCAGGATTACAGTTGGATGATAACCATGCTTATGTCGTGGGCACGCATGGCGTTACTGCTATCGAGCCTGAAATGATGGACTTGGGAGCCTACGGTATTGCCTGGTTTCGCGTGATGGAGGGGGATAAGTTGTTAGTTCGCGTCAATGCAACCCTGGTGAAGGCTGTAATCTACGCGGAGGCGTGATATGTCGCTGCGGCAATCCAGTTTTGCTATTAAGCAGTTTCGCGGTCTGGACATACAGACAGACCCGTTAGACCTTAACTCATCTTACGCTACGTCGTGCAATAACGTGTCATTTACGCGCAAGGTTGGCGCGTTGATGCCGGCCTACGGATACTCGCGAGTGGTGGCCCGTAATCCTGGAGGCACAACTACTCGGTGTCTAGGCTTCTACACATTCGTTAAGACCAACGGGTTACGTGTGCACATTGCACGTGCGCCTCGCGGTTATTACCGCAGAGAAGACGGCAAGTCTACGTGGACAACGCTGCTGGAGTGGGGGTCATCTACGCCTTGGGCAGTGCCGCACTTTGTGCCATTTTATGACCGATTGTGGATTGCTGACGGGGTAGGTATTTGGTCATGGGATGGTGGTACGTCACTAACTCCGCACGTTGGCAGCACGGCCGCTAAGCGCAATTTGCCGCCGTGGGGTGCTCAGTTTGTTGCGAAACATTTTGAACGTCTGTGGTTTGGCGGGTTTTGGTTTAAGCCGGGCCGGCTGATTTACTCCAACGTGGGGGCCGCTTCTCCGTCTACCGTGTTTAACACGGTATCATTTAGTACCACGCAGTTATTCAACATCGGGCGTCAAGACGCGGATGATCCTGTAACTGCCGTGTTGCCGCAAGAGGGGCAGGTGTCTAACCTGCTGGTATTTAAGCGTAAGTCGTTGTGGACAATTGCTGGTAATGATGCGGCTACGTTTGATGTAGACATGTTGGCTCGTGTTGGGTGTGTCGGCAGTCGTGCAGCGACAATGACCCCTGGCGGTGCGTTTTGGTTAGACCATGACCGGGCTATGTGGTTTGATGGTGTTCGACCCATGAATAGCGTGTCGAATGCTTTGGCCGAACATATTAAGTCGCGTGTCCGGGCTAACCCAGGGTACGTGTGGCGTACATATTTGTCGGACGAGTTTTCGGTTAAGTCTGCTGTACGACACGTGTATCAAGCGTCGGCCAATTGGTCTGCCGTGACAGTTGGCGGGGCTACTGTACTGAAAATCAAGCAAGCATTTTCTACGTCTACGAATATGGGTATTGCCTATTCAATACCTTGCCCAAGTAACTTTTTGTCATGGCGGTTTAGGCTTCCTGGTCCATCTGCGGCTAAGCAGCGCGTGTTTTTTAGATTCCGCGCACCGACAAAGAGTGATTCAACCGATAGACGTGGTTACGTGTTGACATATGGTAACTACGCTACTACGTATCACAGCGCGGTCTTGGCGGCCAAAACGGCTGTGCTAGGTTATTACGTGTCGGCTGGCGCTACGATGACCAAGCTGGCATCAGCAGCGGTGTCTTCTGCGGTGCAGACTGGGTGGTTGGTGTGTCGGATTACGGCCGGTGATGACTACATTGGGGCGACGATACACACGGCCGCCAGCGGATATGTGGCGTTGGCTGCGACCGATACCCACTGGTGGGACCCGCGAAGCACGATGTACGTGGGCGTAAAGGTGCTACAACATCAGTCTACCGCGTCGGCTATGATGCTGGACCACTTCAAGGCGTATTTTTATCAGTGCAATACCTTCAATCAGGTGGCCTATTCGCCAGCCGGTAACGAGGTGCATTTTGCTACGGCGTCAACTGACTCTGCGCCACAGGCCAAGGTGTTGACGTTTGATTTAAACACCCAAGACTGGGCAACGCGCGATTACTCTGTGGCGTGCTACGGCAATTATGAAGTGGCCAGCGCGCGGCCCGGACTCGGACTGGTGTTAAAAGGTGCGTCGGCGACTGATGGGCGGTTCAGAGTATTAGATCGGTCGTCTGGTTATTACGGCCGGCTTATGTCGTCGTATTGGAGGTCACAGTGGCTGGCTGGGCACGCCGAGTCAGCACCGCAGGTGTTGCGAGAGTTGCATACTCAGTTTGAGCGCCGAGCCGGCAACAGGTTGCACATATTTGTTAGTGGCTCATATACGCCGTGGCCGGACAAAGCCGTTACCGCCAAATGTGCATTTGCCATGAATGAAGCTCCGGCGCGGTGGATATTGAACGTCCCTGGTCCGTTTTTCCGCGTTACCTTTTGTGCGGTGGGTTCGTCTACGTCGGCACCGTTTAACGTGTCACGGGCCGCGTTTTTTGTTCATCAGCGGCATTCACCCGGTAGGTGGGAGATTCGATAGTGGCACTGCTTGCTAGCCCGTACGCCGCGCCGCCAGCGCCGCCGCGCGGCATGGGCTGGGGACAATTGTATACGTGGGCTAACCGGCTGTTGCGATGGGCCAGCACTAATAACTTGTTGTCTTCTCCCGTTATTACGTCGGCGGCCGTGGCGTTTTACCCCACGCCGTGGGAGTCGGTTGGAATATCGGTTAAGCGGGTTGACTATCAACACTACAACGTGGCGGTGTGGATGAAAGCGTCTGCCGGCGGCAGCAGGGTACAAAAGCCGGCGTTAGCAATAATCGGCTTGCCGCGTACGTATTCGTATGACTGGCAAGCACAGCCTGTTAACAACAGCGTTGCGTTTAGTGGTATGCAATCGGTTGCAACCTTGGTGTCTAAGGCGGTGTATGTGGTTGGCATTCATAGCACGAACACCAACATAGTAAAGGTATCACACACAGCGGCGGACTATCGTACTTTGTGTGTTGGTATTATTGGCGGCGGGGAAGCATACTCACAGACTATGAGGTTTTCAACGGGCGCATGAGCTACACAACGCCATATTTTCCACGTCCAAAAGATCAGTCTTCCGCCGCTATGTATCAGTGGGCAAAGAAAGTTACACGTTGGTTTGAAAACTGGGTAAGTAGTAAGACAGGTGTTGGCACCGACTCTACTTATCAGATTCCGTCATACACTATGGCCCTGCGGTGGTCTAACGACATTTGGCTTGGCGGCACTCTTTACGGCATGGTATACCGTGACAGCACGCCTTACAACAGCCGCAGCTATGATCTTCACTGGTCTGTGCCGTTGACTGTTGGCACTATTGGCACCGCTCGCTATAGGTCTAATACGCGGTGTGTTGTTGTTCCAGCGAATACCGGAGC